TGTAACGGCACGTCTATAAGCATCAGTAATTTTTGGTAAATCAGGATGCTCTAGTACTGGCTGCCATTTTTTTTCGTGTGTTTCAGATAAGTACATATGTGTTTATCTCCCTTTATATTTACTTAATAGACAGTTTAATGTCTTTAGTTTTGCTTATAGCGGCGCTGTAAGCAGCCATAGAATTTGATAAATCAGGATTAACTGATCCATCTGCCGCCACATCATCTAGATTCTCTTTCGCTTCATTGTTTTTCTTTCCAAAATAAGATTCTTTAACAGTTTCTAATTTCTTCTGATAGTCTTTTGCGTTAGAGTATTCAATACTTTCTGCAAGTTTAGCAAACTTTTCTTTTGCTGTGTCAGCAAGGTCTTCAGAAACTTTAGATTTGATTTCATCTCTAACTTTAGTTCCAACTTCCTTGTTTAACTCAACATTTTTTTGAATTTGCTCATTGAGGTCTTTTTCCAGTTTTTCAATTTTACCTGCTTGGTCTTCAAGCACATTATATTTTTCATCTGGTACATCAATGTAATGGTCTTCAAATAATTTTTTCAAACCATTGATAAAGTCTTCAGCAATTTCTCCTTTGATACCTCGTTCAAGAGCGATTTCGTTTTCTTTCATCCACTCTTCAACAACATATGCTAAGTAAGAATCAACTTTTTCAGTTAATTCAGATTTTGCTTTAGCACTTTCTTGCTCAAATTTCTTGTTATAATCTGTTTCCAATTCTTCAGTAATTTCTTTTACTTTAGATTTGATAGCCGCTTCAAAAATAGTAGCAGCTTTAGCCTTAAACTCTTCGGTTAAGTCTTTTTCTCCAGCGATAAGAGCGTCAACGTGTTCTTTTACGTCAATCTCTTTTTTCTTTTCTTTGTCTTCGTCTTCAGTTCTTACTTCAGCGTCATCTTTTTTCTTATCGTCTTTCTTTTCGTCAGACTCTTTGACATCTTTTTTATCTTTTTTAGCGTCAATAGCTTTTTGAAGTGCTGGTGGTAAGTCGCCTTCCTTAATTTCTTTACCGTCTTTGTCTTTAGTTTCTTTATTCTCCAATTTAGTGTTGTGTCCACTCAATTTAGGCATTGCGTCAGCAGCGCCTTGATGTTTTTGTGGAGCTTGTCCAGAAACTTTTTTCATCTTTTTAGTTGCGTCAGGATTGCTGTCTGTAGGTTTAACTACTGCCTTACCTAAATCTTCATATTCACTCATTTTTGCAATATGAGAAGGTTCAGCCGCCACAGCATTCTTTTTAGGAGCATCCGCTTGAGGATTAGGTGAATTCGCCTCTTCCACTGCTTTTGCTTCTAACGCTTCTATTTTGTCTGTTTCAGCCATTTGAAAACTCTCCTTAATTAATTTAAACGTTTAAATTAGTTCTCTCTTTGTTAATAGATATTTATAAGATTATAGATTTTCAATGAATTTTTTGAATACATCTGCCTTTGCTTCTGCTAAACGTAGTCTTTTTGCTTCATTTATGTACTGTTTCCACTCTTCAATATCTCTCTCTTTGATAACACCATTGTCCCATACCCACTCTTTGTTTTCCATAATGCCTTCTACGAAAGCGTCTGGAGCACTCGGGTCTGCAACAATATCAGCGGCAGTTGCTAAGTAAAAATCTCTTCCTACTTCGTTAACTCCACCTCGTCCACGCACTAGTGATCCCATACCTCTTGAAGATACTCCTAATTGAGCACCTTCCTGAATAAGATTTTTAACAATCTTACCATATGGTGTGTCCATCACTTTTGCTTCACCAACAAAATTATGTCCATCAGGATGTAAGTCTGTTATCATATGACTTACTCTTTCAAGATTTACAACTGGTCCATCAGGATGTCCTAACTCGCCAAATGCACGTCTTTTATTGATAAATTCTCTATTGTATCTTGAAACTTCTTTTTGCAATATCTCTTTAGGATAGACTCTGCCATTCCTATTTTTGATATCTGCTTGTAAAAAGATACCTTTAATTTTAAATTGTTTTTTGCCGCCAACTTCTTCTACAATAAACTTTGAATCGGCTGCTTCTTCGGTAATTAGTTTCATAGTTCTCTCTCTTACTATTTATAATATTTTTTATCTAAATTCAACGATTATTGAGTAGTTATCGCCCTTAGCAAAATTCTTTGTACTTAACAATACATCACCTGTAGGTGTAGTAGCATTGTTTGGAAATGAGTTTCCATCAGTTCTTAAATCTATTGTTCCTTGTCCTGATAAAAATAAAGCAGTAGCATTTGCAACACCGTCCCATATTAATTCTACTCCTGATTTATTATCAGACGTATTGATAGAATAATACACTCTTGCTATACGTCTTTCACCATCTTCGGTCATAAAAGTAGTTGCTGAAGCGTCTATTTTTTGTACGTTATTTTCACCAGAACCATCTGATAAGTTAGTCATCTTAATTACGTACTTAACTCCAGATGTATCTGCTATTGTTTGTGTTGTAACTGTATCTGCCATATTAGAATCCTACGTGTGTAGCATCAAAAAAATCTTTTGATAATTCGCCACGTTCTACTGTTGTTCCTTTTTTTCTACATCTAGCATAAATCTTATTTACTTGTCCTGTTCCAGGAGTTGTATAAGTTCTTATACCACCTGAATAAGTTCCAGGTGCGTCTGCATACGTATTGGATGCTGTGGCACTATTTTCATATTGCCAAATACTATTTGATCCTGGTACATCTACCCACGCCATATTACTCTCCTAATTGTTCTTCTACTTCTTTGTCAAAATATTGATATAGTTCTTCTTTATTTATTTTTCTTGCTTCAGCAACTCTCTCTACTGAATTTTCAAATTTACTTATAATATCTCCAGACGTTCTTTCAATTAGATTGAAAGTATCTTGTACTGCTAACTTTAGTTTAGGAGATAAATCTCCATAACTTTTAGAGTCAAGATACTTACTATCTTCAACTATCTTACTTGTAAAAAGTAAACTCGTATCCATTTCTATACACCTGCGTCTGGCGCTGGTGTTCCTACACCTGCGTCTGGTGGTGTTTCGTGTCCTGGTGCCATAGTTGGCGCTTCAGGTTTACTTGCTTCTGGACTCGGTTCTTTAGTCGGTTCAAAAGCTATTTCTTTTCCATCTGGATCCATAATCTTATCAGTTCTCGGACTTGCTGACGTTACCGCAGGTTTAGGGTCACTAAATTTTTCAGGTTCTATACCTTTAAAAATTTTGCCAGCAACATCTACTCTTTGTCTATCAAGAGCACTTGCTACTTTATCTCTTAAAGCATCCTTAAATGCTTCTCCTGCGTCTGCGTTTTTACCCGCTTGTAATTTGTCAATAAACTCCGCTGTCTTACTTGGAATGCTAGCGTCTGCCATTACATATCTCCTTCTATACTATCTTTGTTTGCTGTATATTGTTGCATAGGGTCTGCAAGTATACCATCTTTAACTTCTCTTTTAATTTGACTGTTTATATCTTCAATATCCCTATCGTTTTGTCGTAAAATTTTCTTACGAACATACTCTACTGAATAATACTTACCTACATAATCTCTTACTGAATCGGCAAGTCTTAATCTTTCTAATAACATTTCAGAATCTTTTAGTTCAGCAAAATGTCCATCTTGCAAAAAGTCATATTGGATTACATCCCTTATAACTAACCAATCTTCATCCGTAATAACGGCTTTTAAAACTAATTGAGTTCTTAATATATCGTTAAATATTTCAGTAAATTTCTTTCTTAATCTTTGTACAAATTTCGTAAATTTAAGTTCATCTCTAGTAATTTCAGTTGAACGTCCTAGATTAAATCCAGTTGACGCTTCTAATCTACTAGCAGGAACATTTAAAGAACGATATAATTTACTTCTAAAGTATTCTATATCTCCCATTTCACCAAGATTTTGTCCACCTTGTAAAGTAGTAATATCAGTTCCTCTTCCACCTTCTCTACTTGGTAACCAAAAATCTTCAAGCATTGACATATAATTTCTGTCATCACGTATCTCACCTGTACTTGCGTCATAGACAAGTTTGTTTCTATATCTTGCCATAACATCACGTAAGTATTGTTCTGCTTTTACTTTAGGTAAATTACCAACATCAATTTTAAATATACGTCTTTCTGGTGCTCTTGCAATTCTGTATATAACACTTGCGTCCTCAATCATACGTAATTGATTAACAGGTTTAATTGCTTTATGTAAATATGATAAGACCATATTTTTGTTTTGGTCTATCAGTCCACT